CGCCAGCATGGCACGGCGTGGCACGAACCCGTCCGTGAGCCTGTCCCCGCACAACGACAACGCCATGCAGAACACTCCAACGGCATCGACATGTCCGGCACGCACCAGATCGCGCACCTTGTCGTTGTCGTAGAAGCCGTTCACGAGCTGCACGTATCCGCGCCTTGCCATCAGTCCTCCCCTCTTGTGATGCCGTTGAATTCCATCCAGATGGCCTCCTGCCGTGGCGTGGTGCAGGGCAGATCGGTGTAGTTGGTGTTCGCCCATCCGCTTCCCACGTGTGGTTTCGCCATCGCGTCCAGGGCTTCGGCGATCTCCACCAAGTCCGGTGGCGGGTCGAGCGTCACCATGTCAGGCCGTCCATTACGGCTTGCTTCGCGTCCACCAGCCGGTACCCGCAGTAAGGGCAGGTGGCGTAATAGCTGCCCACCGTCTCACCGCAGTGAGCGCATTCCACGTATCTGATCGTATTGCTCATTCGCTTACCGCCTTCCGTGCGATTTCGAGCATTTCCTTGGCCTGTCTGATATATTCCTCCTGGAAGCCGGGAATCTCACCGGCATAATCCCATGCATCGTCTTCGTCCTTCGCCACATAGTCGCTTTCGATGCCATCCCACTTCTTGCAGCTTCGCCACAGCAGTCTTTTCGCCACGGCCTCAATCTCAACGGCAGTTGGCGGCATGGTACGTCCAGCCATGTACGCTGTACCGGCAAGCTCACGAACCGTCTGAAAAGTCAAATCATCATCCATGCCACGCTCGTAAGCGTTGGCCTCGTCAAGCATGATGCTCAATTTGTCCTCTTTCCGTTAGCTTTGACCATGGCCCACAGGATTTCGCTTGCCGGACGGCGCCGGTATGACATGTCGTTGTAGGACTGCACATAGTTGAGAATCAGTTTCGAGCCGGTCGAATCCGGTGTCAGGATCGCGTTCACGCGCGGCGGCACCATCTTCTGCCATACGATCTCGTCGCACAGTTCCTTCGTGCAGACCAGATAGTTCTGATCGCCGTAGAACGTCAGTCCGTTGCCGCTAGTGAAGTCAGCCATGCATGACTTGACCTCGTAGAACTCGAAGCAGCCTTTCTCGACGCTTGCGGGCACCGGCTCACCGTTGATGTTCCAGGGCTTGAAGCCCACGTAGTCCACTCGCCGCTCGTCAGGCGTACCGCGGTCGAAGTTGACCTCGCTCGCCCAAAAAGCGGTCTGATTCCTCAGACGCTTCTCTACCAGCTCGGACAGCATGGCGGTGGTTTCAGCCCTGCTCATTTCTTCCTCCTGAAGTACTTGTATTCATCGTGATGGAACAGGAACAGGTGAAGTCTCCACACCTTGACTGCCAACAGGCCCTTGAGTGTGATTGCATACCCGCCATGGACACGCTTCATGAGCTTCCTATCGGCCAATGATTCAAGTATTCGGGAAAGCTCTTGGTTCCCTCGTTGTTGCCAGATGTAGCTCATCCCCTCAGCGATATACAGGCAACACATGTCCTTGTCGTATTGACTAATCATCATTAGCCTCCATCTCAAGGATGTAGACGTTCGTCGCTGTGACGGCGTTATCACGCAATTCCGTTGGCGGCATGGTATCCACCCGTGAAATCTTCCAACCATCGTTCAGCAGCTCTTCAAGCGCCTCCATATTGACTAAGCGACGGTCGCTGCCGCGATCAGCCCAAAACAGCGGGCAAACCTTGTATTGACTGCTCATTTCGTATCCTCCTTAATGAAGACGATCCAATGTGTTCCGGTGCGGTTCGGCTGTTTGTTGCCGAAGAGTGGCTTATGGTCGGTGAGCTTGAGAATCTGCGAGACCGGTATCTGCGTTTCATTCCACTTGAAGATCAGCGTTCCGCAAGGCTGCAATACGCGAAAGCATTCGCTGAACATGGTCTTAAGGTCGTTTTTCCATGTCTCTCGGTCGAGGCATCCGTATTTCTGCGCCATGTAACTCGTCTTTCCCGCATCACGCAGGTGAGGTGGGTCGAGCACGACCATGCGGAACGTCTCGTCAGGGAATGGCAGATCGCGGTAGTCCATCAGCATGTCCGGCTTGACTTCGAATCTACGCCCATCGCACAATTCCCAGCTTTCATCCCGCACATCACCGAAAAGCACGCGATCATCCGATTTGTCGAACCAGAACATTCGTCCGCCGCAGGCTGGGTCAAGAACAGGCTGATACGCGCTCATTTCGTATCCTTCCCCTTGTACTCGTCCACGAGTTCTTTCCACTGCCTGCTTGCGAGTGCGGCGTGGCTGAACCAGCTTGTAGAGATATGTCCACGTGGACATTGGAGCCGGTAGACTGTGAGTGTTGTCCTTACTTTGCGGCTCTCGTGGTATTTTTCCGTTTGCCATGCCTTGATTACTGGTAGTCTGCCGCACATTGGACACCCATATTCGTTGTATTTACGTTTGAACCACATGACTATGCCTCCGCGTCTTTGTTCCGCTTTCGGCCCGTCCGACTCAACATAAAGCCGTCCAAATAGAGCTGGAACAGGCTCACGTACTGTCCGTCGTCGATGTCGTCTTCCGGTTTCGCATACAGTCGTGTGTTCAGGAGTGCGACCGGCAGTCCGGTATGCTCCTCCCGCTCGACGTGGAACGGTATTTCTTCCTGACCGTGAGCGTTCTCAAGGACGGCCACACCGTAGTCGCCAACCTGTGGCTGAAGGTCCGGGCTGCTGTCATCGATGTCTTCATAGTTGAGACAGGACGGCATGGAGCCGCTGTAGCCGAGCATGGAACGGCAGTGTTCGGCGGTCTTGTGATATGCGTCTATTTGAGCTTTGACCACTGCATAAGCAGCCAAGTCATGCTTCTGCAGCAAAGCATTGGCAAGCCGTAATCCCTCAACCTCGCGCTGATCACACCATTCGATAACCTTGTGCAGTGTCTCGTCTTGCTGACTCACGTTCGTGGCCATGTCAGTGCTCCTCTTCTTCGATTCGGATTGTGATTCGGTACCAGCCTTTTCGGCTGCTTGGCTCTCCGCCGCGGTAGTCGGGGCCGATGAGATGCTTTGAGTCATCGTCGGGCCAGAATCCGGTATCGGTGAGCGCGTCAAGGATGGCCTTGACCATGGGCGCCGCGTTCTCCGGGTCGAAGCGCCCGTGGGTCAATGGGTGAATGACGGCAGTGACGTGCACTGGGAAGTGTTGTGGCCTGTGGTGTCCGTTTTGGAGCCAGAATCTGGCGAATGCCATGGCACGCTGTTTGACTGCGCTTGTGTGCGCGAATTTCACTCGCCAGTGGCCGCGACGGTTTTGCGTCCACCATTCGTCCCGTGGAATGTCCACGACGAATTCCTGCATCATTCCTCCTCTTCCTCGGCTTCTTCTTCGCATAGTGGGCATGGGATGGGGCGCGCCGGATACAGCGCGCACCCATGCCTGGGACATACCGGTTCCACGTCCGGCGGTTCCAACCATTCGCGCATCAGAATTCAGGCTCTACTGGCGCAGACCACTGGTCGGCTCCCTGCGACTGCTGCTGGGGCTGCTGCGGCTGCCGATATCCTCCACCCTTCGCGCTTCTCCCGCAAGGTCCGCCTGACTGCATCTTCTGCACCTGCGCCGTCGCATAACGGAGCGACGGTCCTATCTCGTCCACGGTCATTTCGATGACAGTACGGTTGGAACCGTCCTGCGCCTGATAGGAACGCTGCTGCAACCTACCCTGGGCGATGACGCGCATTCCCTTGCGGAGCGTCTGGGCGCAATGCGAGGCGAGGTCACGCCAGGCCGAGCAGCGGAGGAACAGCGCCTGACCGTCTTCGAACTGGTTCGTGTTACGGTTCCAGGTGCGCGGGGTGGAGGCGATGCTGAAATTCGCCACCGCGCCGCCATTGCGTGTCGTGCGCAATTCCGGCTCGGCGGTCAGATTGCCGACGATCGTGATAACTGTCTCCCCTGCCATTAGAAGTTCTCCTTTTCCTCGATGAATGGCGTGATAAATCTCAACGGGAACATGGGCGCATTGTCCTTATTTGTGACAAGGGACTCCCAATATTTGACAACCAGATGGCAGCATCTGTCCCCGGCTTCGATCAGCTCCCACTGGTGGTTTGTGAACTCATGAATCCAAAGGCGTCCGATCGCATCACGGTAGACGCCGTATTCCTCCGGTTCCGCATCGATGAGCTTCTTCCGATAGTCGCCCACAATCTCCCTCGCCATCCTCAGATGATCGAGCAGAACATTTATATCGTTGTTTTCAACGGTGGCCATCACTCGGCCTCCTTCACATCGGCCTGCTGCTCGGCTTCTGTATCAGGCTCCATGACTTCGGCGGTCACGTCATCAGCTCCATCATCGCCATCGTCATCAAGCACCGGCTGGAACACGTCGCCGTAATCGGGCGTGGTGTCATCGCTGGCGGCGGCGGTCTGCGCCTGGACCGTCAACGGCAGATAAGGCGCC